CCCTTCTACTTCTTTTTGAAGAGGAGGGTTGGTGGTTTCTGCTAAAATCCATTTTAGCCAAGGAGTCTTCCATGTACACTAGAACACGCGTAACGAATGTAGTCCCCGAATCATCTTTTCTTGCTACTGGTAAGTCAAAGTATCGACCAACCGGTGCAGTAGATCAATTTGGGACCCAGACTACTATCGTGCCATCTAGTGAGCGGTGCATGCAGGATGTTGTAACTCCAAATTTTCGGAAATTACTTGCATCAGGTCACATCGTCAATAATCCCATGTCTATTCGACATGATCAGCCTATTATAGGTATGAATTTAGGATCATGGACTAGTACAGCTTCTGATACCGACAATTGGTTCGAGGGGACGGGTTGTGTTACTAAGTACTACTTAGATCGACACAACGGTGCCGCCCTTGAAGGACCAAATATCGACTTAGAGGCCGAACTTTCAGACTTGCGATCTCAGATGTCATCAAGTTTAAAAAGACAGATGATTGAAAGGATTGACAAAACTCCTTACTCTTTTATGGAGGACCTCTTCGAACTGAAGGGGACATTAAACCTCCTTAGAAAACCTATCTCATCCATGAAGGATGTGCTTGATGAATCTATCAGAAAGCATAAACTTATCTCACGTCGTGAGCTTGGAGCTATGAAGAATGCGAAACATATTAGACAGGCATTGAACACTGCTTCTAAAGCGTGGTTAAATGCTCGTTTTAATTATGGTTCCTTCTATTATAGTGCTGAAAATATACTCAAAGAGTATACGGAAGCTGTAAAAAATAAACCAATTCGTAGGACTGTGTCCGATTTCTCTGATCGCAAGTTAAGAAATACTTACGATCAAAAGATGCAGAAATATGCTGGCGAATTTATTCTTCTTAAGCGATTTATTGATTGCAATATGCAAATCAAGGTCGGCTTACTCTATCAGACATCAAATCCTATTGATACCTGGAGAGAGAGGAATGGTTTTCGTTTAAAAGAGATTCCGGTTACGTTGTGGAACATCATGCCGTATACCTGGGCTACGGATCGCTTGTTTAATATGTCCAGTTGTATTAAAGGACTTACGAATCTAGTCGATCCAACTATAACTATCCTAGCTGGTTGGGTAGTGGAGTCAACCTCCATTTATGACACTACCTCCGTAGTTTCATGTTCAAACTTGACTAATGTTGTTTCTTTCTCTCCCGATGAATACGGGCGAAAGGGTTACTACAAAAGTCGCTATGTCTGGACACCGGCATTCTCCGATACTGTGCCTCAATTTGAGAACCCAGTAGATGGAGATATAACAAAAACCATCGATTTGATTGCCCTTGTTATGGGCAAACTAACTCGATTTCGCTAATTTTAACCAAGGAGAGGCTCATGGCCCTCAATTCAACATCTCTCACTCATTCAGCAACAGCAATCGCTTATACCCCTACTGGCGGTACCGCAGTAGGTTGGGCTATTTCTAGCTCTTCTGGTGATAAAGTCGTCCTCTCTCCAAATACTGATACAGATTATCGTATCAAGAGATTTTGGGAGTTTACGAAGTCAACACCGAAGATACAAACGGATGCTCCGAATGGTTACACCCAGGTGCGTATAAAATGTTTAGGAAAGTTTCCGAAAACACTTGCAAATGGTAAAGTAACTGTGAACACTGTGAAAGTTGAATTTGCTTATGACATTGAAACGTCAACGGCAGATAGACTTGAACTACGTTCTATGGTAGCTCAGCTAGTAACGAATGCGAACCTCATACCGGTGCTTGATGCACAAGCTATGGGTTAGTTTCATATTAAGCCTTTGTTTTTGGGCTCTAATACTAGCTAGTTACAATATCTATATTGACTATGGAGATCTTCATGTCAAAGCTGAATGCCAAATCCACTAAATGTGGTAGAAAGAGAAAAATCCGCTCTTTTCAACCTGATGTTTTAGCAACTTCTATTCATCAGGCCATCAATCGGGACTTTAAAAGTGATGGTGTATTCGACCTTACTGCAGTACGAGGTCAGCAGAATGCATCAGATATCTTCTGTTTTTTACAAACAACAAAGTTTCTCTCGAAGTATACTACTGACGGAGCAAATACTGAATCTCTCGATCGGTTAACCTATGAAAAATTTCTCATGGTTAATGATCATATTAGTTCTACTAATATTAAAATTAAAGAGATGGTTCAGTATATGAATTTTCCATCTAGAGAGCGTATGCGGTGCAGTAGAGATACTGAACGCTTGCTATTTCTTGTGAAAAATTTCGTATGGGCGATGCTCGGTGAATTCACGTGTGAAGAACTTTTTCATGCGTGTCGACATTCATCGGGTGCTAGTATTGGCGTCTCCTTTTTGGATACGTCACTGCGAGCTAAGTTCAAATTACCACTTAGTTGTACAGAAGAAGTTAAACCACTCATGAAATTGTATCTAAAGTATGATCCTCAGTTTCTTGAGGCATTACTTGATGCAAATCCTCATTTCGTCTTAAATAACATTGACGATTTATTTGAGGTTGTGAGTGGTTCCCGTTCTACAACAGTAGACAAAAATGATGAAATACGACGTCTAATTGCCGTGGAACCGACTGTTAATATGTTTTTTCAACAGGGGTTTATGGCGATGATGGTTAGTAGATTAAGAGTTTTTGGTCTTGATTTGCAGTTACTGCAAGACGAACACCGGTTTGCTGCATTTGTTTCTAGTATTCTAGGAACAGGCGCTACAATAGACTGGTCATCGGCTTCCGATTGTTGCTCAATTGAGCTGGTTCGTTTTTCATTTCCTCCTTCCTGGTTTTCAGGGATGGATCTTGTCCGCTCCAAAGTAACGGAGATCGTCCAAGATAAAAAGAAAAAGCAGATAACTCTCAGTATGTTTTCTACGATGGGGAATGCAACAACTTTTCCTATTGAGACCATATTGTTCTATGCCATTGCTATGGCAACTGCTCAACTTGAGGCAGGGAACAAGTCTCTTGTTCCTGATTTTACCTTTGATGGTATATCAGTCTTTGGTGACGATTGTCTGGTCCCCCAATCCATTGCACTTCCATTTATGGAAAATGCAGTGAGCTTGGGTTTTATCGTAAATAAAGAGAAATCTTTCTTTTCTGATGGTGGCTTTAGAGAATCATGTGGCGGTGATTTTTTTCACGGTCGCAACGTGCGTCCTTTTCAATTGAAGGCGCCCCACAATTCGAAGATATCAAGTATGGAGCCATGGTTGTACATTATTATTAATAATCTTTTAAAGAAATACAAAACGTATTTCGGAGATTTTAAATATGTGTATCACCTTAGCTTTTTACCGGATGTTTTTTCGTTGTTTGTGAAGCACAAGATTTTCTTAAAAGTTGTGCCTCACGACTACCCAG